ATGATTTACTTGTAAGTGGTAGACTGGTTGCTAGTCGTCTTTATTATTTAAATTAATTTTTTTAACATTTAAAAACAAAAATTATGAGTACAAATTGGAAAACAACCATTGGTGGCTTATTAGCTGCTGCTGGTACATTCTTGGTGAATTCTCAAACAGGTTTATTAAACCTTGCTGGACAGATTCTTCAAGCGATTGGTTTATTCTTCTTAGGTTTCTCAGCACAGGATGCTAAGAAAATCGAGGGATAAAAGAAATTAAAAAAAACTTTTGGGAAATAAACCAACACCCAAAAGTTTTTATTATATTTATATCATAAAATAAAAATATAAAGATGGCAACGATAAAAAAAGCAAAGAACCTATCTGCAGGACCTAGTAAAATGACCAAGAGAGCTGGTCCTATTGATCCTAATGGTAAATGGACAAAGGTACAAGAACGTACAATTGGTTCTATGAAGAAGGGTGGTAGTGTTAAGAAAGGAATGCACAAAATGCCTGATGGATCAATGATGAAAAACTCAATGATGAAAATGGGTGGTAAAACTAAAAAGAAATAATCATGGGTGCACCTAAAAAAATAAGTTGCTGGAAGGGCTATGTCAAACAAGGCACAAAAAAGAAAGGAAATAAGACAGTTAATAATTGTGTTAAAGCTAAAAAGAAATAACATGGCTACAATTAAAAAGGGTGTTAAAAAAGCACAGAATGGTGATTCTACAGCTTATAAAAAAACTTTATCAGGTCTTACAAGTCAAGGATTAGACTTTGAAATAGGAAAACTTTCTAAAATGATCACTCCAAAAAGTGCACCTTCTGTTATTCAGCAGAAAATAGATATTATTAAAAGAGAGAAATCTAAAAGATCAGGATCAAATACAACTTCTTCTGTTAAGAAAAATAAAACTGGTGGAGTAACCAAAGCTAAAGATGGTAAATGGATACAAAAGGCGACTTCCTCTATTAAACGTAGAGGTACAGAGGGTAAATGTACTCCTATAACAAAGAAGGGGTGCAGTGGAAAAGCTAAATCATTAGCTTTGACATTTAAAAAAATGGCCAAGAAAAAATGATATACGAACCTCACAATAGGGTGGATGTTAATACACCTAAAGGTGATGGAATGATATGGTTGGTTACAGATTATGGTCATGAAACTGATACAATATATACAATCATTATTAATGAGACAGGCGAAATGTGGCAATATGCACATAAGGACATTAGAGTGAAGAACAATATAACCTTTGGAAGAAATGGCAAGTTTAAAGAAAATAATACAATCAGCTCCTAGGATGCGTGGTGTAACACCTGTTCCTAATGGTCCTCTTGTTAAGAAGAATGGTTCTACACTTAAAAAAGGTGGAACTGTTAAGAAGGCTCAAACTGGTGTAACAGAAAAAAGTAAAGTGGTATATCGTAATCCTGATAACACTTATAAAACTGTTATTAAGTCTAAGAAGGGTCCAGGAATGGAACAAAAGAGTGTTAAGGAAGTTCGAACATTCAAAGGTCTTATAAAAGGAATGCCTAAAACATCAGGAGCTCTTCAAAAGAAGAATGAACCAAGACAAGTTGCAGAACAACCTAAAATGATTGCAAAAAATGGTAATAAATTAAAATCTAAAAATAAGAAATGAAAAAGTTAATTCTAATTGCTGCTGTAGCATTTACAGCTTGTGGTTCACCTAAGACGCAGGAAACCAATTGTGATTCTACATGTACAGATTCTTGTACAAAGGTGTGTACAGATTCTACGAAAATAGACACTCTTAATCCAAGAGGTACAGTTGACACAACTATTCTTAAATCAGTAAAATAATTTAAAATGGCAACAATTAAAAAGGCTATGAAAGCCCAGAAAGGTAAGACAGTCTCTCCTACTTACAAGAATTTACCAATGGGTGTAAAAAATGAAAATTATCAAATAACAGGTGTAAGTAAAAATATTAAACCTAGTTCAAGTGATAGTGCTAGATATAGAGGAGGTTTTGAACAAGGAATGAAAGGAAAGAAAGGAATGCCTAACGAAGGTAATATTGAGAAAATGGGAAGATGGGAAGGTCAGAATGCTTCTAAAGCTCCAAAGAAATCTAAAATGGGTAGTAAAGTAAAGAAGGCTCAAAATGGTACTAAAGAAAGTAAAAATCCTTTTGTTAAAGGTTATCAAAAAAAGCTTGAAAGAGTTAAATCTGAAGGGAACCCAAGCAATCCACCATTAAAGAATACATATTCTACTCCTAGTAAAAGTGGTCCTAAACTTAAATACAGTGTCTCAGCAGATACTACAGGACTTGCTGCAGGAAAGAAAGAATTTCCATCAAAAACAACTAATGTAAGAACTGGAAAGACTAGTGAAGGAATAATTGGAAGAAAAGCAGTAGAGTATAGAATGAAAAATCCTAATAAAGTAGGATTTAAAACTGGTGGTAAAATGTCTAAAAAGAAATAACTATGTCTAAAATTAAAAAAGCACAGACAGGTGTTTCTACTAAGAAAGGTAGAACTACCATTAATGTTACAGACACATCAGGGTATGCAGCTGGTAAGAAGGCTGGTTATCCTGCACAAATGATTTCTCCTAAGACAAAATATTCTAAAGGTGACACCACTAGTGTAACTGTTAATCGTAAAATGATAAAAAAAGCTATTGGTAAACAAAAAATGGGTGGTAAAACTAAAAAATCATAATTATGGCAACAATTAAAAAAACTGCTAAAAAAATGCAGATGGGTGGTGGAATCAAACCAATGATGAAAAAAGGTGGTTCATTCCCAGACTTAAACAAAGATGGTAAAATCACTAAGAAAGATGTTCTTATTGGTAAAGGTGTTCTTCCTAAGACAGCTAAGAAAGGAATGAAAGTTAAGAAGGCTCAGGATGGTAAAGAAGTTGGAGATTATTTTTGGCAAACTGGTAAGTATAAAGGAGGAATGGTAGGAGATAAAAGACCTATGACAAATGTTAAAAAAAGTAATGATAAAAATTATAGAAAAAAAACAACATATTTAGACTACAAAGATACAGAGGATGGTAGTGGTATTTCAACAAGGAGCGTAAAAGAAAGAAGAACAGTAAAAGGATTTTTAACAGGAGCACCTAAAGCAGGAGGTAAATTTGTAGAAACTTTAAGAAAAGGCAGTTCTATAAAAAAGTCTATGAAGACTGGTGGGAAGATGACTAAAAAATGTATGACAGGTTGTAAATAATTAACTATGGCTGCAAATAGTATGACTGCTGGTAAAGCTAAGAAGTCTGGTAAGCCTAGAATGGCTTCAAAGGTAGGTATTCCTAAGAAGGATAAGCCTTTTTCCAAGATGAAATCTATGGATGATAAAGCAATACGCACTGCTCCTATGCAACCAATGAAACAAAAAAGACTTTCTAAATAATAATGAACTTACCAAAAGTATCTTGTATATGCCCTACATTTTGTAGGGTATATTTATTAGAGGAGGCTATAGAGTCTTTCCTTAGACAAGATTATGCAGGAGAAAAGGAATTGATTGTATGCAGTGACTTCCTTCCTCAGGAGTTAGTGTATGAACATCCTTCTGTCAAGATAATTAACCTATCTGAAAGAGCTCCTAATCTTGGTGCTAAGAGAAATGCAACATACGCACATGCTACAGGAGATCTTCTACTAACATGGGGAGATGATGATATACATCTTCCAGGAAGGATATCTAGAATGGTGAACAAACTGCAAGACAAAGAGTTTCTATATGAAGGACAATATTATGTTCTATATGGAGGAAAGCTTTATTGGGAACGTGGTAAAACATCAGGAGCACATATAATTACAAAGAGACTGTTTGATGAGCTAGGAGGTATTCCAGAGATGAACTCTGGAGAAGACCAAGCTTTTAACACTCTTGTTAAAAATAAGATGGGAGAGATGCACACATGCACAGAACCTCCTCAATTTCTATATAGATATTCTACAGGTAGAGCACATGTTTCTCAGTTTGGGAACGACAAACCTGATAAGAGAAGTGGATATGATCGTGTGTTTGATAGTGCAATGCAATACATCACCACTGGAATAGAACCAAAAGGTAAAATACAGCTTCAACCAAAATGGTCCAAGGATTGGGTGGAAGAAGTTAAACATGCTATAAAAAAATAAAGCCCTCAACTAAGAGGGCTTTATTATTTGGCATGCAAGAAGTTTTATTGAAACAGATTATAGAATCTCTCTGCATCAGCAGGATCTAAATAAATCTCACTCTGGAAAGTGTTACGTTCTCTTTTGTAACCTTTCATCTTGTTTGTTTTAATGTCTAGATCAGGCACTTGTTGTACTCTCTCATGAAGATCATCTAATAGAACAAGAAGTCTGCTATCATCTGCTGTAATTGTTCTAATCACTTTATCAGGATTAAAACTGTCTCTAAATTCTTTAAATTCTGGGTTCTCAGGAGTTCCTGAGACAAGCTCTTTACGAGTGTAGAAAAACTGTTTCATTGTTGGTTTTGTTTTATATGGGCAATTGACACAACCATTGTTGCAACAAAAGCCTCTTGTTAATAAAAATTCTCTGCTTAAAGGTTTATTTGCCATATTCCACCTCTAGGATTTTACCCACTAAATCTGATCTATGGTTGTGTTTAAGCTTAATGTATTTAATCTCTTTAATCTTTTTAGAAAGCTCTATAGCATAACTAAGTCCATTGACACCATCTTTAATATCTTTCTGTTCATTATCTCCATTGATGATTATTTTTCCTGATTTCCCCAGTCTGGTGAGAATAGCAAGCATTTCAGCTTTTGTAAGATTCTGAGCTTCCTCCACCACCAATACATCATCAACAGTCTTACCCCTAATGAACTGAACAGGAAGCGCATTAACTTTTTTAGAACTAATAAGTTCTTCCACTTTAACTTTGTCATAGCACTTAATTAAGTTTTCTTGAAAGGCTTCTAAATATGGATCAAACTTTTCATTAAGACTTCCTGGTAAAAAACCTAATGAATGCCCCACTTCCACAGCTGCTCTAGTTACTAATATTTGATCACATTCCTTCTTAAACAGGAAATCAAGAGCACATTGTGCAGAGACAAGACTCTTACCACAACCTGCTCTTCCTGTAATAATAACTATTTGATTTTCAAGAATGAGTCTTTTCACCTCTTTCTGTTCCTCATTTAGAGTGATTTTATACTTAATATCGTTCTTCCTCTCTCTGTTTGGTTCTTTCATATTTACGTTTTAGATTGTCACGTCTTCTATTTACCTCTTCATACTTATACATGTTCATCTCCACATTGTTGTGCTCATCGAAGGTAAGTAAAATTATATTATCCTCATCGTATTCAGCCTCAGGAAATTTTTCCTTAGGAAGAATGTGGTGAAAGAAAATTGAGAGAGGTTCATTTCCCAGGTAGGTCTTACTAATTTCAGAGTAGTGTGTTCTCTTTCTCCAAACTTGTAAGAAAAAATCATTTCTATCGAATATTTTTCGATAATCTATTGATTTTTTTACATTTTTTAGAGTGTGAACAACCTTTTTAAAACCTTTCCTAGGCTTGTGCAAAAAACAAAAATCTGATTCTGCATTCTTGCCACAGGTTTTGCATTTCATTTTACTTTGTTGTAAGTTTTAAAAGATGATCTTGCGTTATACAGTTCAATTAAGAAGTTAATCTTCTCCTTCCAAGCATTGTATTCTTTCTTCTTACGTTTATCTATAGTCTTTTCTTCTTCAAATAGTTTCTCTATTTCATCGTAAAGATCTACAAGATTAACATATTGCTTCTTGAATAGATTAAGTTCATCATCATCAACTGTTAATATCAATTTTGACATCTGCTGTAGTATTGGTTATAAATTTAGGATCAATATGATAGGTAGTATCTGAAGTGGTACCAGAATGAATGTTTATCACTCCTATTCCTGTAGATCCAAATCCTCCTTCACCTCTTACAGTTTGGTCTAGTTCTTCCACCTCTGCAAATGCTACATCTACATTCTTCTCAAAATAGATTTGAGCAATACGATCACCCACTTGATAAGGGGCTGCTTCACGTGGATTAATACTAGTAGATTTCATCTTCACCATCCACTCTCCTCTATAATCAGAATCTACAATTCCTATAGAGTTGGATAGAACCCATCTGTGTTTAGATAGATTGCTACGAGGTATAATAACACCTCTCCAACCTTCAGGGATTTCTGTTGCAAACCCTAGTCCATAGGTTAACATACCTACATCATCAAGGGCCATAGATGTTGCATACACGTCATAACATGCAGCAGAAGAGCTCCCCTTAACAGGGAGCTTTGCTGTGCCTTTTAGTTTTTTAAAGTTCACTACTAGCATTTTCTTCAGTTTTAATTTCTGTTTGATTAATCTTGTTTATGATTTGTTGCTTAATGGAGAATTGAAACTCTTCATTATCCATAAGCATTGTCTTAAATTCATCAAGTGCATACTTAGTTTCACCTGCAGTTCCTACACCTAGAGTCATAGTCTTACCATACTTTCTACCAATCTCATGATCGTTGATAAGCTCCATTAATTCTCCAAGTTTATCAATACCCTGACCATATATGATTTCAAACTGAGACATTCTATATGGAGGACTCATTTTGTTCTTGATAGCTTTGACTTTTGTCAAATTACCATATGTAACATCGCCTTCCTTGGCTAAGCTTCTAGAGACTTCTATACGAACGTCTGAATAGAATTTAAGAGCATGACCTCCTTGTGTTGTTGTAGGATTACCAAACATAACACCAATCTTTTCTCTATACTGAGAAATAACAATAACACAAACATTGTGTTGAGACAGAGCACCTTTAAGTTTTGGATAGGCATTGCTATTTAACAAAGCCTTCTTACCAATAGATGAATCACCCACCTCACCATCTAACACCTTCTTAGGAATAAGTGAAGAATCTGAATCGATGATAATAAGATCAATAGTTTCTGTTTCAATCATTTCCATAGCAATGTTAAAACCTTCTTCACCACAACTAGGCTGAGCAATAAGCATTTTAGTTGTGTCTACACCAAGAGCTTCAAAGTAATGCTTATCAACAGCATGCTCACCATCTATATACAGAACAACACCACCTTTCTTTTGGCATTCTGCTACAGCATGACCACAAATTGTTGACTTACCTGTACCTTCCCAACCCATGAGTTCGTACATCTTACCTTTTACAAATCCTCCTGTTCCTAATGTGAGATGATCAAATCCAACAGACCCTGTAGATATGACATCATAATTGCCACTGGTCTTGGAATCTAGTGTAAGTACAGTGCCTACACCATAAGTCTTATTAAGTTTCTCCAGAGCTTCCTGGAACTTGCTTTTACCCTCTGTGGGTTCTTTTACTTTCGCCATATTTTAGTTGATTTTTTGTATGTAAAGTTAATAAAATTCCATGTTTTTAGCAAATAAAATAAAGCCCCAATGTAGACACATCAGGGCTAATCAATCACTAAAACAAAAACGAATTATTCTACTGTGCAAGCTCCACCTGCACATGCATTAGTTTGTCCAAACTCTACATGATCTTCTATTTCAGTCACCTTAGTGAGATCTAGAGAATGTAAGTTAGCAATTCTTTTATTATATTCTTCTTCTGTAATGTCTTCAAAAGGAGGCTGAACATAACTTCCATTATCATATGGTAGTACACTCAATCCATTATACACATCTCTGTTCTCCCACATCCACTCTCCTACATTAGGCCATTCTCCTTCTCTAATAGAGATTGTAGCACTTACATTATGTGTATTATCTCCAGACATATGTCCTGCCATGATCCATTCCTGAGAGAACTTCTTAACACGTTCTAATGTGTCAATAGCTGTCTCTGTTCTAAATATAGAACCTTCAGGTGCCTTGATAGGAATTCTTACACAGATGGTGTCATTTGGTCTAAGGATATCATCTTCACATAATTCAGGATGATTTACCATCATGTAAGCAGCAAGATCTTCACTCTTTCCAAATCTCATTGTTCTTAGGTAGTATGGTGCATGCCATGCATGAATACCACTAGCTGTTCCTAATACACAAGATGTTGTTCCAGAGGGCTTAATACAAGTCACTCTAGCTGCTTCATTGATTCCTGTTTGAGAAGATATCATCCTATTTACAACCTTGGCTGTGTTAGCAGCATAATCAAGGTTTAGTTTTAGAATTTCTCCTGAACCAATGCCTGTCATACCAATACCTAAAAGAGCATCTTTTTGTGTTGTCTGTCTCCAGATGTTACGAAGGTAATGAAAGTCTGTAAATCCTGCCTGCAGAGTTCCAAAGAATGAAGCTACAGCTACACGATTATTAAGATCTTCCTGGTTTGTAACATCACTTACATTGATTTCACATAAGTTACAGAACTGATATGGTCTAAGTCCTATCTCACAACAAGGATTAGTTCCCCAATCTTTATTGTTAGTCCAGTAGATTCCTGGTTCACCTGAACCAGAAGCTTCTATTCTCTTCCATAGATTGAAGAATTCCTCAGCTAGTATATCTCCCCTTTCAAGAACAGCAGAGTTGTTAGCCCTACCTCTTTGTTCATTTAGTTCCCACCATGCTCCATACTTAGATGTAATCATCTCTTCATCATCATGAGAGAACAATGAGATCATTGCACTCCTTCTGATACCACCTGCTAACACAGAGTTTGCAATGTGACACAAGATATCATGACATTCTAAAGGAGATAGTTGTTCTCCATCTTGCTTTCTCTCCATAACAGCATCAACATGTGTGAGACATATCTTCAATGGTTCAGGTCCAGGAGCTTTACCACCAGCTGTAACAAGTCTTGCACCTTTCTGTCTGATAGCTCTGAAATCAAACTTAGGTTTTGCACCACCCTCAAAATAGAATTTCATTAATACTTTCACTGCATCAGCCCATCCCATGATAGAATCTTCAATGAGCCAAGTTTTTTGTTTGTAGGTTTCTTGCTTTATAATAGCAGGGAGGTTTGCAACGTGATGTTTCTGTACAGAATATCCTACACCTGTTCCTCCTAATAAGAGGAACATTGTTTCACTAAAACAGTGTAGACTATCTATAGGAAGGAAACAGCAATTATATATTCTTGCATTGTTCACTTCTGCAGCTGTACCAGCAAACTGTAAAGCTCTCATAGAAGGTAACACCTTCTTCTCTCTAATCCATACAGCACTAGCCTTAACAGCTTCTTCTAGGTATGGGTATTTCTTGATCATCATATCCTGGTAGCGATCAACTATTTCATCCCAGGTTTCTCTTCTCTTTAGCTCTGGTAGATACTTTGCATATTTACCAAACACAGTCAGGGAACTTAATGCAGATAGCCCCAAATCTTCTTTTAATTTGTTCATTTGTTTAAATATTTAATTGCATTTGTTAAAAATTCTACATTATCGTCAAATTGACCAAGTCCTTTATTACACTTTTCGCATAATATCCCTCTCACTTTTCCTGTTTTATGACAGTGATCTATGTGAGATGAAGATTCATCTATAATAATTTTACAAATTACACAAGCATTATATTGATCAATTAACATTTGATTAAATATTTCTTTTGTAATTCCATATCTATCGAATCTAAAAACCTCTTTATGATATTGTTTATTATATATTGTTTGACAATCTTTACATCTAGACTTTAACTTATCATCACCATTTGTTCCAAAATCATTAAAGTCTTTATAAATATTACAATATGAACAAATTTTCTTATTGTTTTTTATCAAACAGCCTTTTCCTCCAAGTTGTATAGAATTAGAACAAGATCTACAAGGTTTATTATATTTTCTAGCTTTATAAAAATATGATTTACTTGCAAAATTTCTCATTTCTCCACAAATTGGACATGGAAGTCTATAAATTATTTCTGTTGGCTGTTCTAATCCTAAATCCATAAATTTTGTTTTTGATTTGGTTAAAAAATGAGGGGATGCAAACTTACACCCCCTACACTTACTAACCAAAAAATGAAGTAACAATATTAATTAAAGTTTCTCATTCAGAAGTTTGAATGCTTCCTCAATAGCACCTTTTTCACATTCTCTTCTTGTGTTGTATTTTGCATCATCGACATCACAATTTATAGAGAACCAAAACTTAGGTCCCTGAAAGTATGTAATATCAATAATCACTTTATGATCATCAAATACATCATACAATGCTCTTGGGGAAAGCTCTATAAGCTTTCCTATTTTATCATTGTTAATATCTTGTTCTCTAACATATTTCTTGAAGTCTTCAGGAAGATTTTCATCCTTTAGACCATTAAGCAATTGTTCTAGAAACCATTGTTTAACTACCACTGCTGCTTTAGGATGGGCTTCTAATAATTCTATCCCTGTCATAATTAATGTTTTTCTTTTGTTAACAATTCTTCATATCTATTATTCCACCAGAACGCATCATAGTCATGATCTCCAGGATCATAACCACTCACACTCTTAATTTCAGCTGTCAAATAATTATTAGCATCAGCTTCCATTTGGCAATAAATCTTAAAGCTTTCATTTCCATATTTTTTTTGTAGCATCTCTGCTATTTTTTCATTATACATACTCTTTTAGTTTTTCAATGTCAAGAATTTCATTTTCTAAAATAAACCCACTCCAAACTTCCATAGATTCATCAAAGTCTACACCAAGCTTTTCTTCCCAATACTTCCTAAGATCATCTGTCTTATTAAAGACACGATGTTGCAAGGACACTTCATCTTTGAAATATCCATTACGTTTCATCTTAACAACCTTTGGAAACACTTCTTGAAATGCTGCAGAAGTTTTAGAATATTTGCCTTGCTTAACAAGCTCAATGTCTCTTTTGAATTTACCATCAAGCTGATATACAATTACAACATATCCATCTTCATAATCATAATCCTCGACTACACTTCTAACACTTTCATATTCCTCCTGAAGGAAGTCTCTGAATAGACCTATATCATTTGGTTTAAATAATAAATACACACAGTCGTTATACACTGTGTCTGTTTTAACATCATCAATATATCCATTGATGTAATTGTGATGCTGTAACTTATCCCTTCCTATCTTTAGTGTGGGGACAATAAATATACTTGTGATTGTTTTCTTTATATCCATTAATTCTTGAGGTTTACAATTCCATTATTAATATAATTTTCTCTGCTGATGTTCCATACATCATTAGCCAAAGCCCATTTAAGATCTTCAATGATTTGTTTTACACCAGGATATTTACGTCCTTTATGTTCAAACCCATGATAGGCATTTAACATGTCAGATTGATCTGTTGTATAAATCAATGGACTGAAATAGTTAGTGCTGTCACAAACTATGAATCTTGGATATTGTACATCATATCCAGACACCTCACTTTGAGAATCTATTGTCAGGCTTTTTACAGCATGAAAATACAAATATGCCTGAATATATGCTCTACGATAGAGATAGTATTCTTCTAAGAAGTTCTCAACAGACCATGTGCATTTAAGATCATAAATCCATATCTTCTTCTCACTGTGGTCAATTATCATCTTATCAAGCATACTCTTGAACAGATGTGAATCTACAGAATATCCCTCAATCTGAAACTGGTTATGCACTGTATAACGTGCACTGTTCAATAGATTAACAACATCTGCAGTGATGGAATTTGTTCTCAGCTCATTTACAATTCTTTCAGCATTTGTAACATCTTCTGTTGTAATCACTGTAAGCTTTTTAGCTCTCACCTCTCTAATCTCTTTGTAAAATATTTCTGCATCACTTCCTACAAACTTAGCAAGTACAGCTTCATATTTAATCTTGAATCCAGAATCTGTATATGCATCCTTAGAAATACCTTCAAACGATCTTGTTACATTGCCCATCTCATCTGTTGCATTAACTGTATGTCTATACAAAGCCTCAACAAACTCATTCATAAGTCCTGTTGGTGCAGAAAGACATGTAGACATATAAAATCTACCATCAAACTCTTCTGGTTCTAACAATAATGTTTCCACCACTCTGCCTGTAACAGCAGCTTTAGAATCTTCATCTTCTACAACCTCACTAAGTATATATTTCTTCTGATACTTTCTCCTGTTCATGGAGAACTCTTTTAAGCTAGAGGAGCTATCTAATGTCAGAGCTCTATAATTAGCCTCTGTTTTGGTTTTACCTGTAATCATAAATCTTTATTTGTTTTAGTTTTAAAATCCATGTTTCTAACAGCTCCTGGAGGAAGCTTCTGAACAATCTCATCTAGCTTTTCACAATCCCACCCTTTGCCATTCATAGGATTGCCCCATACACGAATGTCATCAGAATAGAAATGTTTCATTACGCCTTTGTCCAGTCTCACCACCCAAATAGTGTTCACATTAACTCCATAGTCTATTATGAACATAGCTTCACCATCTCCTAATGGAGTGTGCACCTCAATTGTTGGATTAAGTTGTAGCATCATCATAAGCTTTCTGTTTAAATGCGTCAATAATATATGGGACCATAGCCCTTACTTCCCTAGGAACTCTCTGAAAGAACCATCTAACGTCCACTTCATAGCTGTTTCCATTAATGTCTGTTCCTTTTGGATAGATTAACCAGAACAAATGCTCCTGATTATCGTATTGTATTTTTCCTTCGTACCAGTGTTCAACAAAAGATACATCCTTGTTAATCTCAATTTTTAAATCGTTACTCATTTATTAATTTTTAAATTTCCAAATATACCCACCTGCAGATAGGTAATGTTTCTTGCCTTTACAACAACCAGATATTGAAGAATTTGATATATTCAACTCTCTTTCTATATCCATAGTACTCTTCCACTCTTTTATAAATTCTCCTGATAAACTATATTGACAAATAGATTTTGATCTTTTATCTTTATAAGAATAATTTTTACTAATATCATATTCATTTTTATAAACAAATAAGTAATCTTTAAACTTATCTCGTTTGCCTATTAAAACTCTATGAATAGAACTTGGAGAAGTATTTATGTGCTGAGCAGCATCTGATACAAGAGAAAATTCCTTTAAATAGTTTCCATTTAAATCTAACATTACAATAGGTCTAATTGCCATACTTTTTAATTTATTACTAATCCTTAGTTTATCATTATCAGTTATTTTTCCTTTTTCAGGATGAGTTGCTTTGATATTATATCCATACTTAGGATTATGTACATTAAGAATTGTACACCAATAATGTTCTTCAGATTCTAAAAATTCTAAAGAACAAGTAACAAGTATTTCAAAAGAAAAGTTTTCTTGTCCATATTTGTTCCATGCTTTTTGTAAATGTTCATTACCATGAACTTCTCTATTTAAAGTATTTATATGATTACAAAATCTTTCTTTAAAGTTTTCTGTATAACCTACATAAAGTTTCTTTGTAATCAAATTTTCTATAGTGTATATTCCTGATTTCATATACCACATCTCTTCAAAAATCATACCATATCTCTGTGAATGAGGGGTCTCTGTTAATACTGACTTTCAATTGTTGTTCTTCCATAATTTTATTTTTTAGGATTCCATTTATAAGATAGGAGTCTATAAGGAGTTTTAAACTTAGCTTCACTTATGATTTTTCTTCCAACACATTCTTTTTGAAGTTGTTCAGAAGAAAGAGTCATATACTTTCCACTATAAAAAACTGTAAAGTTTTCATTCACATTAACACAATCTCTTACATTGTGATCTATAAGATCTATACAATCGTTGTGTAATTTTTCAACTGTTCTTTCGTATTTTTCCATTCTTTTCATTTTGAGTTTTAACATTATGGCACTTCTCACATAAAATTTGCAAATTGTCAATTTCACAGAAGAGTCTTTCAACAAATCCTGGTAGATCATTAGCACAGTTTAATGAACCTGCAGGTCTTATATGATCAACATTAATCTTCTTATCAGGAAACCAACTTTTACATTCGTTACATTGATATTCAAACTTCTGTCTTTTCAAGGGACCTTTATAAGTTCTTCTGTTAGCCATTTTACATTGCGTAATAGGTTTCCAAAATCTACTCTTTTGTCTTAGTCCACTCCTGATGAAACTCCAAAACGCACTCTCTGTGAGCGTACCAGCATTTCTAGTTTTAGGTGCTTTAGCAACAGCCTTTTTCTTCTTTATCATAATTAAAAAAATGTCTCACAATTTACTAAAAAACTGTGAGACATAATTTATTTAATTAGTCAATAATATTGATTCTATTGGCAATTTCATGCTTCATTTCCTCTAGAGAAGAAACAATGTTCTTGATCTCTGAAACACTGATGTGTGGCAAGTTGAAATCATATTTCTTAGCCTCTGCAACAAAGCCTGCTTTCACTTTCTCTTCAAGACTTTGAAGTTCGTTGATAGCATATTGCTCGTCCAATTGTAAGAAATCAAAATCACGTGAGTTCATAATTTCATCTGCTTCCTGAACAGTGGTAGTCATGAATGGAAGATACTCATAGCAACGACCCTTCTCTTCACCAATACCTACAACTTTCATAGGATTGTGTAAAGTGAACACAGTGGTATCACCACACAATACATAAGGAGCTGTGTGACCAGCAAAGTGTAATCCTGCTGTAGCACAATCCTGTGTAGACCAATTACACTCATCAATAGGCATACTTACAACCTGACCAACACGAATGTCAAATGTCTTAGTCCAGTTGTCTGTATATCTATTCTCATGTCTATTAGGAAGATCAAGATAGAGTTCTGTCAAAAGACCAATCTTCTCTCCATGCTCTATTTCAATCTGATGTGTATATTCACCTTCTCCATCACACACATCACATGCTGTGTATTCATTGTAATCCTCATCCCAAGATTCACCAGATCCCTCACAATTATCACATTCTGCTACTTTAGCTTCATAAAGATCATCATTGTGAACCAATTTGTATTCTCCATTCTCAAGGAACACAGTGTAGTTATCAGGACTCTTCTTCCATACAGCTTTCACCTTGTTGTATGCATTGCTTACAAAATCTACAAGAGATGCAGAACCATGTTTAACAACGATGTTCCTAAGAGCAATAAAGAAACCTTGTTTAGTAATCTTCATACCATTCTTATTAAGGAAGTCATAAAGACTATCTGCAACTTCTGCTCTTGGATTCAGACAGCACCACATAAAGAATCTCTTGTGAGCTAAGAAGTTTTCATCATCACTGATGCAATATTCTATTTCCTCTTGAGATAAATGAACATTGTTTACATAAGGATAGACAATCTCAATAAACTTTTCTACGAGCAACTGAGGAAGACTTCTGTTAATACCCTTTAGATAAACTGTATTACCCTCCACCTTGAAGTGTTGAAGACCTTTCAATTGATCAATGCCCTTGTGAAGAGCTCTAAGTTTTGCAACTTCAGCTTCTCTGTCTCTTTTCTCAGAAACCACATCTGATGAAGCAATGATCAAATAGATGTCTTCTTCTGTCATTGCTGCTTTAGCCATAACAAAATCCTTTGCTGTTGCATTTGGCTTTGTGAGAATCTCACCATCCTTCATAACAACAGTCAATACATCATTTACCATTTTGATGTTTAGATAGGGTACTCGCTTATCTACATCATAGTCACTTCCAGGAACATCATTGTCTTCTTGTTCCATTAAACTTTCGATCTTGTTAGTGATAACTTTTTCTACTGCAAATTCAATTTTACTTTTGAACCATTGCATGCTGAGGAATTTACTCATTTTGTTTTTTGTTTTAAATTTTAAAATGGGGGAGTGTATATATCTCCCCCTTATTGTTTCTAGTCTTCTAATAATGTTTCAACAATTTCTTCTATTAGTTCTGTAGGAACATCTTCATTCATCTTGATGTTGTAGTTCTTCCAGTCAAGTCTTCTTCTATGATATTTAAGCATATCTCTTATGATAGAAATCATAGAGTCTTTTTCCCAATCACCACCACCATAATAGGAAGACTTGTCAAGCAAGGTTTCAACAAACCCATATCTGTCTAAGAAAGCTTTCACTTCTTTATAGATAGGATAGATTTCACCATCAAATAAATTGTTCTCTTCTGCTAAAGCCACTATAGCTGAATAGAATGTATCACCTGCATATATGAAATGATTATTCCTATACTCTTCAAGGAGCTCAAGTTTGCTAGTAAGATCTTCTGACAAGCATTTTAATCTTTCACTCTTACTAAAAGTATCATTATACTTATCTATCAATTGCTTAACTAAATATGCAGTGACAATTCTCTTAAATGGTTTGTTCTTACCTTCCATAAATGTTTCAAGTTTTATCCAGTTATGTAATTCAAATTTCTCCATGTTCTTCATCTCTCTCTCTGAGACAGCTACAAACTTAATATGTGTCTTTTTAAGACCATGTGTAATCTTAAAGAGATGATCCATAGCTGTTGTGTCAGCTTCAACCTGACGACCATACACTGTGAGATAACTTTTCTTATGAAGATCTTCCAATTTATATGTTGTAGGAACCCATTTACAGTTTTTACCATCTACATATCTCTCAAGAGGAGAAGCTTCTTTACCAACAATCTCACCCTTAAGTTTGATTCTTCTCACCTTAGGACCAATTGTTCCTCCAGATATGGTGATTTTAGCCTTCTTCTTGGAATCAATCCAATCCTGAGGAACTTCTATATCCTCAATCTTTGGAAGACTGCCAACATACATAGCTACAATAGATTGAAACTCCTTAATAGCAGCTCTCCATAGATGTCTCTGGATCTTTCTAAGACCAATTATGTCCATATAAGTTTCATAATCACTTGACTTATTTATATTACCAAGCTTATAAGATTTAACCTTCTTAATTAGAAACTTATTATTTCCATATCCTGAGTTCTTACCCATTAGCTCTCTCAAATAATCTTTCTTCTTACCAGATAGTTTATCATCATAAATAAAATGTCTGTCTTTGGTCATGTCACCAATTCTGATAACACTGTCCCAATGTCTTTTACATTCTCTGAATTTACCATGATCTATCTTAAACCTCACATGATATTCATTAAGAATATAATCTCTATTTCTGTGAAGAGTTTTGAGATCGAGGATGTTGATACCTTTCAGTTTAGGATGAGCTATTCCTGTTGTAGAAAATTGTTCCAATCCAGAAATATCATACGTTTTGCCATTAAAATCAAGGTTTCTTTTATCACTACTATAATAGTTCATGATTTCAATGATGTTAGTTGTTTCAAATATACTTTCGTTATATTTCAACACCATGTATTCAGAAACTTGTTCAATCTTCTCCATTATAATGGCTTTAGCTTCCTTAGTATATCTAATAGACTCTCTATTAGGCGTAGGAAATAGTCCATCAGTTAATCCAAATCTCAATGCTATTGGGAAATATATAGTGTCAGGAATTCCCACCTTATCAAACTCCAAAGGATAGTAGACATTGTCTAAGCATATATGCATTTTACTATCTGTAGCAAGAGGAGACTGTTGAAAATGCTCACTTCTGATGATTTTAAAATTGTTATCTACATCACCACCAGGAACATCAAAATACACACTCTCAAAATAAGCAAGTTGCTCATTTATCTTACTATAAAAGTCACTTCTGTCATAATACTGAACAGGAACAATCACCTTTACACCATTTCCTTCTTTTGTAGGCTTTTCATACAAAAGATCAATTGTATTGGTGTCTTCTCCTTCATACATCATATACTTACGTTCCATACCATCCTTACGACATACAAAATAGAAACTAGAACTATAAGCTAAGGGAGCTTTGAAACCTAGACCCATCATTCCTAACTCTGTTGTACTATTACGCTTTGTACTCTTACCATATTTACTAATGATGTTTCTTACATCATCTGCATCTAGACCAATACCAAAATCTTCAACACAGAAATCATAGTTGTTAGATCCATTTGGCTTAAATGATACAACGATTGGTTTGTCAACACCAGCTCTTCTATGACTATCGAGTGCATTAGATGCACATTCTCTGATAGTTGAGCCTATTGAATCTGAATAGAGATTCTTACTTAACATCTGCATCAACACTTGTGCAGAATCTAAGTCTAATGACATACCAATTGAGTCTTGTGATTGTCCTTCTTGCTGGACAATAGCTTCTGTTTGCTTCTCAAGTATCATATTTTATTTTTTAGTTTTTTATATTGGTTACCTTTAAATTGTTTTTTGCCTTTTTGTAAGGCATGATTTTCATTTTCTTCTTTGCTTACCCATTCTAAATTCCAAATTTCATTACATTCTTTATTACAGTTTATGTGATTTACTTCTGGTTTATTTTCTGGATTACATAGAAAATGTAGAGCAACAAGTCTGTGTACTGAAAATTTATAAGACTTATCAGAATGTAACTGTACAACTAGATAACCTCTTGAGGTTTTAAAAGGTTTTTTAATTTTTTCATTAACTTTTCTAATTCCTTTTTCTCCAGTTTTACTTGTATGTATTGCAGTTCTCTCTAATGAAAGTATATTTCCTTTACTAGATATTTTATACAAACCTTCAAATCCTGTTACATCTTTCCAGACTTCTAAGTCTTGTTTTTCTAAAATCATTTTTGAATAAAGTTTAATGTTAATAATGCTTCTCTTGATTTTTCGTATATTTCTCTGTCTTCTTGCTCTGTAAATATGTCTTCTATGTTTGTTATTTTCATCACTCTTGTCGTATGTACAACATTTATGTATGATTTCCATAAACACTTTGTAGTAAACCCTTTCTCAAACTTTTTAGTTCTCCAACTTTTCTTTTTTTCTTCATCAGATTCTAATAGCCATTCTTGGTAAGTGTTATATACACTACTAGGGCTTCCCCAATAATAATATTGTAATGTACCACGACCATCTCCTGCATACCATCCAAAGCTTATATGATTTCCATCGCTAATAGCAATAAAGTCTCCAGGGTGTAACACACCTCCATATTTTATTTTTCTCATGTTTTAGTGTTTTAGAATGGTGGGAGTTCATCCAACCAATCGATTGTAAAATTGTTGTTGTCTTTCAAAACTTTATTCACCTTACCAAACACACCCTCTGTATCCCATTCTGTTTGCTTATAAGAAGCAGATGCTGGATGTGATAAGACAAATGTCCATTTGAAAGGACCAACAAGCTTTTTGTATTTAGCAGCGTCCTTACCTAAGAATATTACAGGAGCTCCTTCTGTCTCTATACAATCAAAGAAATGTTTGACAAAAGGTTCCCAGAGTGCTATATGTGAACCTGCTTTATTTATTTCTGTAGTGAGAGCTGCGTTAATCATCAGAACACCTTGTTTAGCTAAATAGCTAACATCTGATGGGAATAGAGCATTAAGATTAAGCCCTTCAAACAGCTCATCTTCTACACCATGATAGAACTTCTCAAGGGAAGGTTGTATCTCTTTAGTTATAGAACATCCCATAAGAAGACCATCTGCTACATAGCTTCCACTCTTTTCTGAGTGATAGGGACACATACCCATCATCACCACCTTAAGATCTGTGAGAGGTGTTTCTTTAAATGCTCTAAATACATTAGAAGAAAGAGGGGCAATCTTCTTGCCCCTTCCACTCTCCTTCTTTAAATATGCATAAATCTCATCACACGCTGCACTCTCAATGAATGGCTTCATTTTCTCATGCCAGCTCTCATGAAAGCAATCTTTAAATTTATCCCAAAGCATAATTTATATCATTTATATCATTACCAAAAAGATCTAATTGTACAAAAGGAGTTTCAGCCACCTGAATAGTCATTGGATTAACCAATATACCACTCTCATTCACAAAGAACTTGTGAGCATCCATATGCTTATCCATCCACAATGCTGGATGTGATTCCTTCATAGCAAATGTTGTGAAGTTGTACAACTCCCACATGCTATCCTTAGCACCATAATCGTGTGTAGGAGACTTTAACTCTCTACTGATTATATTCAATTGTGTAGATGTGATGATTTGGTTCTCCAGGAACATTCTACCAATAAGTTCTGCTTTAACTCTAGCAGTTATTTCCACCTGCTTCATCTCTTCTCTCTCTTTCTGCATTCTATTAAATGCTTCTGCTGCAGATTTGATGTATTCTGATATAGCTGATGGTGTGAAATCTTGTATCTCTCCTACATGCTTCTTCTTGAACGCACCCATGTCACCAGACACACAACCATTCTGACAAATAAAAATCTTTGTACCAATAGCAAACTTTAATGTTAAGCTCTTGTCATAAGAATTCTGCCATCCAATTTGTAATTGCATTTCTGAATCTGCTACATTAGCAATAGAAAATCTACCATTGGCTATATTGCCACCTCTAGCTGCAGCGTATGATTCACTATCTAATTTGAATCCTGCATTGTGAATACCATTTAACGTAAGATCGATAAGCTGTCTGTGAGAAACAGGCTTATAGGTCTTTGTCTGTTGTGGGATTTGAGCATTAACTAAAATGTCTTTTGCTGATACGTAGCTTGTACTAGTTTCCATTTTCTAATTTGATTGTTTGGTTAAAATATCTGGTTAAAATTCCTTCTAGGTTTTCTAATGTGATGCACCCATACACATCACCTTCTGTAGATTCTAAATATTCAGCCTCTAGCTGAATTGCTGAAACAAGATTTTCTATTGTCATGCTATTTGTTTTAATCTTTCACTAAAATAATTAACCACTTCAGGGATGTGCTTCTTGTAATATGGCTGTTGATCCATGCACCACTTCTTTAATTCATCTTTAGAATTAAATGGTTTTTGCCAAGAATTACCATCCATAATTTGATTGAATGATGGTTCTAGTTCATCTATAAAGGATTGAACTGTCCATCCTTCCCATACATGTCTTTCTAGATTCATAATTTAGAATTTTAATATTTGTAAATAATTTTGATAGGCTTCATCGTATGTATAAGCCCAAATTCTGTAACCATCGATTTCAAATAGTTTCTTTTCCATTACAATAAGTTTTTTTCTGTTAAATAATTCTCAATAGCCTGTAGGCCATGAGTTTTTGCTAAGTCAGCCCAATCCTTTATTCCTTCTACTAGGAACTTCCTTGGGACGTTACAATAACCAAAGTCAAATAGCTTAGTGATTTGTTGTGAATTTTGAACACCTGTAACATCTGCATCAAACGATAGGATTTGTATGTCAGAATTGTCTTTAAGGAATTGTACATTCTCTGTAGAGAAGCATCCTAAGCCCTCATTCTGTACAGCACAACAGTTGGGATAGAGTTTCTTCATCACCATATAATCCTTCTTGCTTTTGTTAATAAAAGCAAGCCTGCAGTGTTCTACATCCTTCATACCATCCATTGTTGTAATGGGAACATTGTTGGGCATCCATTTGTTTTTCTTATCAGCAAATGGTCTATATATTTTCCAATGCCCATCATAGAAATAACCAAACCTCAATTCATTGTCCTTTAGAGTGAATCTAGACTTGTTAAGAAACACCTTGTCGATAGAATAAATGTTATTATCTCTGAGATCTTGTATGTCCTGGTGATACTGATTCCAGTATTCTAGTTCTTCATTAGTAAACTTTCTTGTCTTCACTTGAATCATAGAATATCTTTTACCAAGATCTTCAGGTTGTTTATACTCAGATATAATCTTCTTATATTCCTGTGTAGGTTTTCCATTAACTATTCCCATATTGAAATCTCTGTCAATAACTTTGAGAACATCATCCATGTTTTGTAGATTGTACAATGTCTTCACAAATGTGAAACAATCTCCACGAAGACTTGTATCTGCAAAATCTATAAAATTCAATCCTCCATGTTTATTTCCTATAAGGAAAGAAGGATTGTTTTCATATCTAAAGGGAGAATAAGTCACTTGGTTTATTTTCCATGATTTGTCAGGCATGTACCATCTGAAAATGTCATATTCTGATATTCTGTCTAAGACTGCATCTATTGTAAGTTTTGTCTTTTTTCTGCCTGAAATCATATAGTAAAGATAAAAAAAATCCCCCACATTTCTGTGAGGGACTTCTTATTTAACAAACAAAACGAGTTTAATAATCACTACCATCAGTAGACATTGGTTCATCTGATGCAACCAGATTATCGTTTGGATTATAGTCTTTTAAATCCTTCAAGATATAAAAGTCTTTACAACCATACTCACCTGTTACATTGAGAACAAATCTCTCGTGAGGTTTCAAGTCTTTAGACTTCTTACCCTTAAGACCACTTATGATGTTAGGGCTAGAAAAGTCTACAAGTCTGAATTGTTTAATGGTGTACGCAGGAAGAAATGCTCTGTTATAAACACCCTGATATTCCTTTGTATCATCTTCTTTGATTACAGTTTTAATAGTTGCAAGAGCAACAACATTTGTGCAATACTCACCATTTACTTGACTCTTAAGATCTTTAAGATTACCTTTTATCAACTTCTTCCAGTCTAACTGCAGAGTGGTTTCAGCATCACGATAATCTAATTCACCTAACCATGTCTTGATAAAGCTATAAAAATCTTCCTCTCCAACATATGCTACACGATAATCTCTTTCAGAAAACCATTTAGGAAGATTGTTTGGATCATCAGCCCAAGAGCACGTACCAACATTGTTGATGTATTGCTTCTTAGTTTGATCTTTGTTCTCTTTCTCTTTGTTCTCTAAGAAGAATGTCACTTTAAACTTATCTTGATTTTTAACTTCTTCAAGCCAAAAATCAACTCTAAGTGTTGTGTCACCATCCTTACTTTCGCCAAGATACTCTGTGGCTTTACTTTCTTCTTTTAATTCCATACCAAGGATTTCTTTATATTCCTCAATAGATGGATTAATTGCAATCACTTTGCCTTCAAACAGACCTACTTTCTTCTGTGTTTCTGTAAATTGTGATGTTTCTCTTTTTTTACCTCCAATGTTCATGATTTCATTGTTTTAAATTGTTATTAATTATAATATTCATCAATAGTACTCACTACAAGCTGCAAATTGTTAGGAATCTTTAGTTCACTAAACATTCCATCAGGACTCTTTGCAGGATATTTCTTGAATCTATTAGTTATAAAATTATAACTAGCAGACCCATCTTTGTTCTCTTCAATATGTGTATATAAACATATTGTGAAGAGACCTTCTAAATTAATTTGATTATCTAACATCTTACCTGATGTCTTAATTCTATATCCAACAATCTCACCACCATCCTCTATTATCTCAGGATGTGTAAAGTAGAACACTTTGAGATCATCACGAAGCTTACGAGCTTCTCTAAATAATTCAACCATGTCTTTAGCAAGAATGGTAAACTTTGTAAAACCAACCTCAGCTGCTTTCTCAGCCATTCTGAAGCTCATCATGTAATTACTGTCTTCTATAACTACAGTTTTAATGTGTGGGGCTTTATCAGAAATCGTTTTAAGCAAACGTGTTATTTCTGTAATGTCATCCACCTCTTTGTAATTTTTGCTTTCTGCGTTGTAAAGTTTTTCTGCTCCTTTGAATGGTAGTTCTTTCTTCGCTGTGTTAATAATGTAAGTTTCTTTTGAATCTAAGTGTTTGATTGAAGTGCTTTTACCTGTACCAGTGAAGCCAACAATCCCAATTAATTTGCTTGCCATGTTTGTAATTTATTTAGTTAGAAATGTCTGTAAAGATAATCAAATTTGTTGAGATTTCAAAACAGTTTTTGTTTCTTTTACAATTTCAGGATTTTCAATAATATCATTATACATCCCTTCTATTTCTTCTAACTTTTTTGAGCATTGTATTGCTAAACCATCAAGTTTTAATATATACCATGTAGGCTCATTAAATCTTTTGTCTTCTATGATTTCTAGTGTCATAAATAATTGATTTTAGTTTGGTCTAACATTGAAAGACTTTCTTTAATCTTCTTTATCTCTGCTGTCTCATTCAGACAGATGATGTGGAGATCAGCCACTTTGCCTTGGTAGTCTAGCTTGATAGCTCTATTGAGGATTTGTGAACTCTCTTCTGCATTGTATGTAAAGTTTAGCAGAATAACAGAGTCCAACTCTTTATATGTCACACCCATCTTACCCATGGCAGCTAATGCAAGATGGTTGTGTTGTTTGTTCTGGAAGCCTAAGTAAGCAGATTCATCTTTAGATTTACTGTGATAGGAAGGAACACCAAGATTATCAGCTGCTATTGTTTGTCCTGTAAATATCAATACTCTTTTGTCTGATAGTACACTAAGCAACTTTCTTACATGATTCATCTTTCCTAACGATGATAATGATAATCTGTTCCTGGAGAGAGCTAAATGCATAAAGTTTGATCCCTGCCTTTTGAGATTCTCAATCACCCATGTATATCCATCATATCTCTGCTTCTCTGTCTTAAGCTTTCCTTTTTTGTCAGCTGTCTTAACTGTATTGTCAAGATGGACCATGTGCACTGTAATCTTATAATCAGCAAGGATACCATCTTGTATTCCTTGGTCTGTAGTGTAGGATGCTATTTCTTCAAGATCCCATTGAGATTTAGTTTCTTCACTAATAGTTCCAGACAGGCCTAATGTGTAATTGCTATTGTCCATAATAAAATGGCAAATAGCATTCTCATTGTCAGAAGCTGAATGAAACTCATCAATGATGAAGAAATCAAAACATGAATCTTCATACTTTCCTAAGGAGGTAAAGTTTACAAATGTGATATTAGGATTGTCATATTCCCACAGTCTACACTCATCATGCCATGTTTCTTTTAACTTATTATCTGGATAGGCTATCAGTATATTGCAATCATATCCAAACATCCTACCAAGGAGGTCAATTGTAGTTTTACACTTACCAAATCTCATTGCGAGGTTATAATACCCCCTGTCATGTAACTTGAAGAAATGTTCTCCCTTATCTACAAACTCCTTTTGTAAATCATCTTGTTTTGTCATGTCTAAAAGTTAATGATAAAGACCAATACAACCATTCAAAATTCACTGCTATATAAGGATCATATTCATCTACGCTGCTCAAGATTGAGCATGTAGGGATTAACACAATCTGCCAAAAGCTATCGTTAGCCCTGGGCACAGTGTTATAGGTAAAACTTTGTACTTTCATAATTATTTGTTTAGGAAATATGTTTTATTTACAACTGCTTCATAATCTGCATCTGACATATCTTTCTTTCTAGGCAATTCTTTAAACATACCAATTTGACCAAGAAAACCAAGACCCACTCTGACATCATCTTCACCATAGCTATTCTTTAATAATCTTAGGCTTCTGAAATACTTAGCACCATACTGATCGACTAACTTGTTTACATTATAGCCTGAAGAATCTGGTACCTTATATCTCATAGGATCAAATAACGCTAAAACTACATCAGCATCATTTTGTGTACTTGAACTATCTGCAAAATCCTCCAATTGAGGTTCTACATCACCATTCTTAATCCTCATAGGATTAGAAATAGATCTATTGAACTGACTAACAACAACAGGTGTATACCCAAAGAAGTCTCTTGCATATCTGAGCTCATCGCTCATCTTATCAATAGCTTCTTTCTTAGTGAGTTGATCCTTTGTTGTCTTTAACAGGCCAACATGATCTATAACAACAATGGTTAGTGTGTTCTCATCCTCAGGAATATAAATCTTGTTATACTTATCTAGTTGTTCAATCCTACCATTAGCTTCAGCATGTGCTTTTAGCTCTTTAGCAATACCTACAGGATTCTCTGGACCATCAATGATTGTAATGATTTCTGACATCCCTTCCATATAATCTTCATACATAAGAAATAGATCGTGCTCATCTTTAGTCATCTTTTGATCATTCCAACCTAATAGCTTTGCAACAGGAATAATAGTGCCCTGATCTAGAAAGATTTTACGAGAAACCCATTTAGCAAGTTTGTATGTTCTGCTCCTCTCCATTGATCTATATATTATACGTAACTTGATCTTTGGATCTTTTTGCATAATATACCAGTCAAATGGATTGAGAACAAATGCATCATCTATGAAGGATGTCTTACCTGAACCTGTGTTACCACCTATCAAGAAATACATGCTCTTCCTCAGACCTACATATCTATTCAGTCTATTAAAGCCCATAGGAATACCACTATTCCTACCATCCATACCCATTTGCACTTCATTCTTTAATTGTTCAAAACTCATATATCTGTACCTCCTCCTATAGGATTTGATTCTTCAATAGTGTTACCATCTCTGAGGAGCTCAATAAATGGTTCAAAGCTTCTTTGATTTAGATAGGTGAGACTGTTCTGCATAAAGGAAAGCTTATTAGTCTTCTCTTTAACAGAAACCTCTTTCTTCTGCATCACTTCAAACTCTACAGCACTGATTAGCTCATCACATGTATAAGTTCCTTCTGCTAAGATTTTATTGAACTTAGCCTTACACTCATCTTTCTTCTGTCTAAGACTTCTAGTACCTGTGAACTTCTTGTTATGATGTGTGAAGGTGTCTGTGCCTGGATAGGCCTTCCACCAATCATCAAAACAAGAATCAGGAATCAAGATTTTATCAATCTTTGTTTTAGATTCTTCCTTCAGAAAGTCAAGCATAGATTTGCCTAATAGGGTTATACCACCCTCTTCTGTTATAAGTCCCTTTCTATATAACCCATGATGAAGCACCTCTAGTTTAAGAGACCCTTTAACAAAGGATTTAACATCATTGTTGCTCTCCACTTGGCTCAAAAGGAACATCTGATCCAAATTGTAGCCCTTTTGGTGTAAGTCTGAAAACTTTTGCCACTTGTTTATCTGCATTTTCTGGGGTTTTTTCTAGTGAGGAGTATATAATTGCTTCCTGACGAAGCTCTTGTCTGATGAGTTCTAATTCTTCTTGCAAATATACAAAATCTCTTAAAGCTTCATGTTCATAATCTTGATGTATCATAAATATTTATTTTTATTATTCAGCAGCATAACCAAAGAAAATCCACTGACCATCTTTTTCTTCTGATGATGTTTTGTATGTGATTTTAGCCACCTGTGTATTGCCTTTCTCAAGTGTTTTTGTCATATGTATTGTACTAGGACTTAAATACTTTTCTGTATAAATTCTAGCAGCATTAACTGCAGCACCTTTTGTTGGATGACTACTGATAACACCATCATAAGTCTGTACAGTGTATTTCAAGACCCACTTCTTTGTACCAGCAGTTATATTGTGCTCCACTTGTGTTTTAATCTTGTTCCTGTTGATAACAGGTTGATGTGTACAAATAGCAAAACAATCACGCTTACAAGCATCATCTAACTTCATTTCAATGAATACATCAAGACTCTTCTTGCTTGCTTTCCATTCATTAGTGAGATCTCTGAAGCTTGGTACAGTGCTAATAGTTCCATTGTATGAATCATCACCATATTCTCTTTCAGCACTCTCTTGTAATCTTGTAAATACAGCAGCTGCAGATCTTCCTCTTCCTGAGTTTTTAAATTGACATGCTCCCATTGTTATTTGTTTTTAATGTTAAAAAATTGTAATGTATCTCCTTCTTCTGTTTCTCCTATGTAAGGAATGTAGATGTAATTGCTACGATAGGTTTTTTGTTTGATGTACTGACTACCATATTCATCAGCAACCAATTCAACAGAATCACCATCGCTCATGTGTATCCATATTCTTTCTTTCTGAGGAACAGAATGAGATGATGTGTTGCAGGAACATAAACCTGCTAAAATCATTAATATAAGACTTATAATAATTAGTGCTATAAAAGCAAAAGCCCCAGAATCTTCAATCTGGGACTTCTTTTTGCCTTGGTTTTCCATATTACAAAGTTGCTATTAATTCAAACACTTCATAGTGATCAAATAGGTTATTGTCAAACTGATCTATTAAATCTAGAAAAAGTTTAAGATCTGATATTTGTAAATAATCAAAATCTTTATTAATGTTCTTTTTAAATCTTATACCATCTCCATAATCTTCAGCATAGAAGACATCTTCATCATCCTTGTCTATTAGTCTATAGTTTCTAACAGGATTGTCTGACACAATAAATGTGTACTCTGATAGCTTGTCAGAGCTCAAGATCTTGTAAATCTGCATCATTTGTTATTTTAGAGTTGTCAATACGTAATCCAAATTGAAGATTAAACCAGCCAAATATACCTTCAGCCCTCTTCTTGTTACACTTAAATACTTTTTTAATTAGAGGAATAGCATAACCTTTGAATTGTTCATGCTGCTCGTCTGTCATAGTCCACTCACTGTACCATTTATCTGTCCTGAGAGCTTCTGCTACAGTTTTACCTACCATGTTTAATTGGTAATCAACTAAATGATCACCAACATTAGTACGATTTACTTTACTACTCATAATATTTTAAATTTGTTTTATTTTGTTCTGTTAATAGCCATTAGAATAAATTTAATTGATTAGGGTTAATTGTGACCTTTCTTCTTTTTCCTTCATATAGGATTTTGTAAATGATTCTATTTGCACGCTCTATGTAATAATCATAGTTGATATTATCTAAAGGATGATCTGGTGTTAGATGATTGCACACATGCATCACCCACTCACCTGCTTCAACCTGAGAAACATCTGCAGCATTAGTATCACACTCTTCATTCTTTACCTTCAGAAGCTTCTCTCCCTTCTTAGATACATAATAACGAATCAACTTATTATATATTGTCTTCTCACCTGTGCTTTTATTAACTCCTTCATAATGGAAGTCTTTAGAAGCTTTTTGTCTCAGGCAAAAATCATATACATTAGTGTGATTACAAATAGTATCAGTGGGATCAATGTTATGAACATAATAAGATTCAAGAGCAAGATTAACGACTCTAGCTGATTTGTTTTTATGAAGTTCAAAATCTGTGAGAAAATCTCCCTTCTTTTTAATTTCTCCATCTGTTTTTATAGCAATATAATCATTTACTGTTGAAAATATAATCTTTTGGTAGTCTGTTCTCTCAAGCTCATACTTAGTTGCATCACACCACCATTGATTAATCTCAAACATCTTATCCATCTTATCCTTAGAAATCTTAACAGTGACACCATCTGTATTAGCAGAGATGATGTTAATACCATTCAATTCATATTGCTCAATAAGCATTAGAAGAGATAGTTCACCTGTAATAGTGGTGAACATTGTGAGCTGTCTGTCATAAATCCAGGATTGCATATCAGAAGACTTACCATACACAGAGTTAACTGCAAGCTTTAATGCGCCCACTATTCCTTTGATGCGTTTATCTTTCTTAGCAAGAGGCTTTAATTCGAGTCTTTTCTCAAACATTGCTTTATAGCCACGTAGAAATTCCTTACCCAAATGATAGGGATAACGATTATTATTAATAATAATTGCAGGATAGTAAGAGCTAACATCCCAATCAATGATATCATGGTCTTCATCAGATTCAAATATTCTAGGAGAATTCTCTGTATGAAGCCCACCCTTTGCAAATGTATATGAGTTATCATAAAATCTAATTGTTTCTTTAAAATCATCCTGTAGACCAAGAGTTGTATCCTTAATCATCTTAAGGAATGTTTTGAGCTCTTTTGTTTCAAATGTAACATATGGAGCAACACATTCTTTCAGTTTGATTTGCTTTCTAAAGAATCCTTTCTTTGGAAGGTCACTGTAAGTTATGTTTTTCTCCTGGCAATAAAACTTTTTAATCATCTCATCACCAATCTTGGAATCAGAATAGTTCAAGCATGGAATGCCAAACTCTTCCTCTATATCCTGTCTCAGCTCAATCTGATTATTTCCACGATACAAAGGATGATCACAGTCACCAATAGTGATCTTATAAAAAGCATGAGTAGCCATAACATCATTTCTACAATAATCTTTAGTAACTCGAATTTCTTCATCAGTCATATCAATTTTAGTGTGGTGAATAGGCATCTCTTCAATGTTCTCAAGATCCATTTCAAACTCCAGTCTCTTCAATGATACACGTCTGTTCTTATTATCATAGTGATTCACTCTAAATACATCTATCTGTTTTAGAGATAGTTTGTCCTCACTATACTCAGGTAAGACTTCAAAGTTTGCATCATGTATTACATCTGCTGCTTTCTGTGCTATCCTACTGCAGATATCAAGAGCACTGAGCTGTTGTAATGTTTCAAAGTTCCTTAGGATCCATTCTAAGACTTGACTATCAAATCGTAGATTATTATAACCCACCCAAAAATAGTGCCCAAATAACTGCGTAAACTCAACAAACTTACCAAGCTCATCCTTGTTCTTGCTCACCTCAAACTCTCTATATACGTCCTCCTGAGGATCATATATTCCTACAAGAAATAGTTCTTGCATGGTTTCAATGTCATAGATTAGTACATTCATTTGTATTTTCTTATAAGTTTAAAAATCTCACCAATATCAGTGAATTCAAATACCTGGTCTGGTCTAATAGGATGAAAACCTATAGTGAACCCATGGTTACCTTCAAAGTAATCTTCTCTTTTTATTCTATTACCATTTACAGAGTCTATATATATCCAAGGGTAGTTAGATGACATCTGAAGCTCTATACCAAGCTTCAGCATTCTTTTCCTAAAGATGTCTAGTTTAGTTAAATCACTCATCTGGTACGTTTTTATCACCCTGTTCATTTTGGTAATAGTTATCTATAGCTTCATCTGGTTTTTCCCAGTAACGACAGTAGAAATGCTCTCCTAATGCATCTATTTCTGATTGAGGATATCCTTGTTCTACTAGCCATGTTAAAGAATCATATCTTCTGTCTTCAGGAATAGGTTTAGGAAAACCATACTTCCATCCTGATGGTGGGTCAATAATTAGTGCCATAATGGAAAATTTTCTATGAATTTAAGCTTTTAGTGGAAAATATTCTTACTAATTCTTTTTTAGTGGAAAAATATCTTGATTTTAATTGTTCTCTATAA